TCCCCCGTTTGATTTAGCCCTAGAATCGAATTTATTCGGAAACTCGTTTCTAAGCCTATTATCAATTTCAGCATAATATTCATCCGATGTCGGGTCAAACCCTTCATCTTCGACCATACGGCGATGAATACCAAAAGCGGCGTATGTCATAACTTCGTCTTGACCAAACCACTCGTTTTCTTGCGCCCACTTTTCCGCTTTCGGATCGGGCGCTGGCGGCGGCGCCGCTCGTGGAGCGGCCTGCGGTGCCGGCGCTGCTTCTCGCTGGACCTGAACAGAAGACTCTTTAGAAGACCTTGCCGTGGTTTTCTGTAGAGTCAGCTCCGCCAAAACCTCCTGTGCCTCAACGAGCTTGTCTATGTCTCCTGTTTCGTGGGCCTCCTTGAGAACGCGTTTTGCTGTCTCAAGTTCGCTAGAAACCCGGCTTTCAAACTGCTCAAGATAGTTCTTATCCAGAGCATCCATGCGGCTTTTAAGATCCGCATTTTCTCTCTGAATATTCTTTGCGTATTCAATCGCACTCTGTTTCTGCCGCTCTTCCTCACGGAATCGCTTGGTTAACTCGTTAATGCGAGACTTAACGCCAGAACTGTAATCCTCCAGTTCTCCTTCGTCCGCCGTGTCCGCTTCAGGCGCGGCGTTTGCTTCTTCAGCACTGTCCTCAGAGGACAGATTTACATCAACCGAATCCTCTTCGGTGTCTCCAACGTCAATATCAGCTTCAATAGGCATGGATAATCCCCATGGTCGCTTTCTGCTTTCTATACATGTTTGATGTCGTCAGGCTCTAGGATAGTGGCGATCACTTCATCGTCGTTGATGATACGGACTTCGCCGCCATCAATCTTGAATCGTGACCCTGCGTATCTTCCGATACACACCCAGTCGCCTTCGTTACACCAGTTGCGATCTTCAGCATCACCAAATTTAGACGGGTCCTGATACGCCAGAGGACCAACCTTCAAGACGTAGGCAACAACCGTCGCCAACGCTTCACGATCTCTGACTGCATCGGGAATAAGAATACCCCCTTCAGTTGCTGCCTTGCCCATGTAGGGCATCACAAGCAAACGCCAGCCGGTGGGCTGGGGGAGTCGCTCTTTGAGATTTTTAGTAACAAGAGAAGGATCGAGAACCTTGTCACTTTTATCTATGTAGGCAGACGCTGCGGATTTCTTTGCTTTCTCGGACTCTACTACGTGGTCTGGAACGTATAAAGTTTTCGTCATTCTTCCTCCGACGATTGCAGGAGATCTTTAATCTCCCGTTCTGCGAACTCCAATCCCTGTAATTCTCCCACGAGGTGCCGATAAGACTCCATGTCCTTTGGGCTTCCGTGCAGGATTGAGTCCTGGGTTAATTCTATGCGACTCTGTATACTCTTTAGCAGCGAATATGCAAATGTCGTTGGGTCAGCCATACTTAAAAGATGCCCGTAAAGTTCTTGCCTTTGATTGCTCCGCCAACCGAATACTTAACGGCACCGCGTTTTTCTCGGTCGAGCTTAACGCCTCGTGTGTAGCCAAGCTCATCGACCATAGCGCCGCCCATGCCGCGCTTGTTGTCTTTTTCAGCGTCACGAAGAGCTTTCTCATAAGCCTTTTTCAAAGCTTCACCGGACAAACCAGCGGCAGTGTTCGCACCAATTCCTTGAACATCGACTATGAAGCTACGCTTTTCGTCATCAGACATTGTCGATTCAGCCGTGCCGCTTTCAGAGCGCATCATTCTTCCCATCGCACGGCGGCGATCCGCGTCAGAAATTGTTCTACCAGACTCTTCCATCAGAAAGTCCCCTTTCCATCGTTATCATTGTAAGTTAGGCCTTTTACTTGGGCAGGCGGAGCGCCTTTGATACGGGCCATTCCGCCATCGGCCATATCCATGACCTCATCCACAGAAACGCCCTTCATTCGAGCAACGACCTCCGGATTTTTCTCACGCAGAGCCTTCTGGCCCTTGTTTAAACCACCTTCTGCCATGCCCATTTCATAGCCGCCCATGCCCGGACGGCCCATGTCGTTCATCATTTTAGCTTCTCGCATAAGACCACCGGCCTCCTTCTTTGTGATGTCCATCTGTTCGGCCATCTGGTTAACCATTCGACTCTTCGCCATCAGAAAATCCTTACCTTCATCATGCCGCCGCGATTTGCGCGTCTCACAGCCTTAACTCTACGAGGCTTGCCAGCGGGTTGCCCCAAACGATTCTTCTGAGCAATCCTAGATCTTTTCTCAGTCTTTGTTAACTCTCCAGCAGTCTTTGGAGTCTTTTTGGAAATGCGCTTCTTAGGTCTGCAATAAGGCGTGCCTCTCTTTTCGCCCTTGCGCCTTCCGCACGGCTTACCCGTTTTTACATCGACCCACTCTTCTTTGAACCAACGTTTGAGCGCAGCGCCCTTCTTTGTCTTACGAACGGCCATCAGTATATCTTGACTTTCCGGCCACCGTGCTTGGGCGTCACAGCCCCGCACCCGTTAGTCTTAACTGTATAGCTACCACCAACGGCTCTTTTGGTCTTGTTGCCCCAGTTTTTAGCGCCAACCTTGCGGCACTTAGCTATCGCTCCGGACGCATACGCAGACGGAAACACTTTATAGCGAGCCTTAACTTTTCGATAACAAGCGTCTTTCGTAGCCATCAGCACTTCCACCTTCTACGAGCCTGCCGAATCCGCGAGTTGGGATCATTACGCGTCTTGGCAGAACTACGTTTGAGTTGGCCCAAGGAACGAGCGCAGTAACTCTTCCGACGTTTTGCCGCCGCGCTTCCCTTTTTAACCTTTCCAGTGACTGCTGTTTTAAGCTTGGAACCAGGGTTGGCCTTGCGATAGGCACGAACACCTTTCTTGGTCATACCCGCACCGCTCTTGGTGGGACGGTAGTTTGCGCCCTTACCCTTAGTAGTGCGGCGTATAGCCTTGGCTCGTGTTCTAGCCATTTTGTTTCACGTGAAACATTACTGTTTCCCACTATACAAATTATCAAACGTCACAGACGGATCCATGTAGCTTCCGTCAGACTCTGCATTATGTGTCCACTGACTCGGCTTAAAGTCGGGGGCTCCTTCACCTGTCTCCCACAAAGCGGGACTCGTTGCTCTTACCCGGTTATTAGGTAACGCAACGATATTTCCTGTCCAATCTCCAGCGTCCGTAAGCTCAATCACATGACTTTGCTTATGCTGGGCCGGATCATCAGCAATAGATGATCCGGTATAATCAACGGTGAACATATACTTACCTGTATAAAAATCTCCGTCAATCTTACAAATCCAAGGACTAGAACTAGTCCTATCATACTGTATGACCGCGTGATCTCGAGAACTACAGTCCCAAGGCTGCGCGTGGTGAGTCACCATTCTTTCTGGCCACTTTTCTAGCGGCGTGTCGGCCACGAGGGCGGTGATAGGCATTCTGGCCCACATCGCGCCCCCGTGTATGTTTTCCTCGTCCGTATCATCGCTTTCGCAACCCGTAAAGACTAGCTGAAAGCTAAGACATCGATCTGGAATCGTTGTTACGGCTATCGCCATGGCATGGAGAAACTCTCCATGGTATTGCTCATGATTATGAGTAAATTCTTTTCGCACCCAGCAGTGAAAATGCGGGATGTTGCTTTGAAGATATGGCATTACTTGCGTCGAACACCGCCGCGTGCATAACCCTTTTTCTTCATGGCACCGCCACCCATACGTTTGGCCACGCCGCCTGTTTTACGCTTGACGCCGCCACCCTTTTTCATTCGGGTGCCGCCTTTTTTCTTCATCATAGCCACTTTAGTCCTCCTTCCAGTAAGTTGTTTGGGAGTGTTTGATCGGGATATAGTCACTAAAAGACCCGTGTCTTGCTGGCCATCCCACCATCGTTACGTTTAACGATTTCTTTTGCCGCTTCCTCGGCCATACGAGAACCCACATCAACCTCATCGGGCTCCATCATTCTTCCCACCCGTATGCCCGTTTTAAGAATACCCGCCCTCGGAGACATCATACCCATAGGCCCCTGTCTTGACCTCTCCGCAACAACGGCGGAAGGTAGAGTGGCTTCAAACCCACGTTTAATCTCCTTACTCGAATAGAAAGGCTTGTCAGGGCTGACCGTCACCTTTTTCTTTTTCCTAGACCCAGACTGTTGCTGATCCTGTTGAGCTTTTGTGCTTCCCATTTTACTCTCCTCTTCCTGCTGTACCCTGGCGGATACGCTCACGGTTAACCTCGGCACGCAACATCGCGATATCTTCTTGCGAGTCGATCTTTTCAGCGGCCATCTCTTCTTTAGCGGCTTCTTTCGCCATGTCGAAGACAAGACGCTGGTCAAACTCGTTGGTCCTACGCTGCAAGTCCGCTGCTTTGATATCCAACTCCTTGGACCGAAGCTCGACCAAGGGGTCTACTTCGCCCTCTGGCGGGGGCATAAGCGCCGCCATGACCTCTTCGGTATACTGAGCAATCAACTCTGCAACACGTGCCTCTACATCCACCGGAGGCGGTTGCTGGCCTGCTTGGAGGGACTGCTCAAGCATTACACGCATCTCCGCATCGGCAACGCCCCTAGCCTTCAAAGCAATATGCTCGCACAAATGCGCTTGCAACAGCGCAAATACGGGCGGAGACGCCGCCGGAACCGGCGTTTTCATGAAGATAATATGCGCCGTCATGTGCGCGTCATGATCCTGCGTCGGGAACGCCTGCAAGTTTTGCTGAATAATCGCTCGAGCATTCTCAATCGACGGATCAGTAGGCTGGGGCGGTTGCGGCGTGGGTAAAAGCGCCTCAATGTTATGAACGCCTATTGCCTCGTAGATCCTACGATAAGCTTCATACAGATTATGCATCTCCGGATTCGTCTGCGCCAACTGAAGCTGCGTTTGTGCGAGCGCCAGCCTTTGTGACATGGAGTAAATGTTCGGATCAGAGACAGGTATAACATCGACACGCTCATCAAAATCTGCCTGCTTGATTGTTGCTTCGGCACCGTACACATCATACGGATACATGGGCGGCAGCGATTCCGCAAAAACGCGAGCCAGCATCCTGAACTCTTGTTTCTGTGCGTAATGAAGCCGCTTGTGGATTGCAGACATCACCTTTGAACCACGCTCAAGAAGAGCAACCGTCGTTCCAACAGCAGCCTGCTGGTTTCCGTCCCCCACCTGAAGATCTGCAATCGCCGCGAAACGACGACCAGCGTCCACGATAAACCCAAGAAGGGTCATCAGGGTTTGGCTAGGCTCCTTGTAAGGAAGCGGCATGATGCTTTCTCGTAAAGCACCACCGGGAACATCAATATCACGAAACTCGCCAGGAGACAGAGGCTCATCAGAGTCACGAATCCTAATACCACGAGCCTTAAAGCCAGCAGGAAGGTTAGCAAGAGTGCCTGCATCGATCAGTTGCCTCAAGATAGATGTTGCAGAACGACCCAGCCCACCAATCATGTGTAAAAGACCGAAGCCGTAGAAGCCTAGACCGGGCAAGAACTTGTAGTGCGAGAAGTACTGAATCTTCTTGTAGTACTCGTCACCATCTCGCCAGTTTCTCCGGATCGCAAGAACCTTTCCGCTGCCCTCATCAATCGTCACGATGTAAGGAAGCTTGATTCCTGTCTGCTCTCCATCAATCGGACTCACATGTTCAAAGCCCGGTAGATCAAGATCCGTATGAATCTCCAGAAGAGTGCAGTCCTGTTCTTCGCCGCCAGCGTGTTCTATGCCTTGAAGCTCGCGCTCCTTTGAACGAACCTCGTCGTCAGACCCATATGGGGTGATGTCAATCTCACGGAAGAACCCGGCCGCTTGATTCTTTCGCACGTCATTCGTGTTCATCCGGATCACGTGGGTTACACGCGAAGCAGATGAAAGATCCGTAGCGTTGTACGGAACCAAGAGATCGTCAGCCGGCACAAACTTGGAGACAGCTCGGTCCAAGATGTCGTCAAAGTAAATTTTCTTGAACGCGCTGCCGGCCAGTGGCAGATAGAACAGCAAACGATCCATCTCGGGATCATACTCGTCCATCACATGCGTAATCTGAAAGTTCATAAACTCCTGAACACGCTGCGACTGCATCTCTACGTCCGGAGTGGCCGCGCCAACAACCTGGGTCCGCACGGGACCGGAACTGGGTAGCAATTCCTTGTAGGCTTGTGCCTGAAACTGTGTGACTGCTTCCGCAATCAGGGGGTGCGTGACGCCGCTAGACCCACGGAAGGGCTCGTCTCGATGCTCGTACTTGATGCCTAGAAGATCCAGACCCTCGGTGTAAGCGTCCTCCCAATCCTGTCTGCTGCCCTTGTCGTCCTCATAGTAGCCGATAAGCTCCATGGCGACTTCCATGAGGACGCGCTCGTCAAGCACTTCGGCTAGGTTTGCATCGGGTTCTGCCTGAAGCTCTTCTGCTATGGCGTCTTCAAAGTTGAAAAGAACGGACCCATCTTCCTCTTCAATGATTTCAATCGGGTCCTCGTTCTCGTCCTCTTCAACCTCAATCTCATCGTCCTCAAGATCTTCAACGGGCATCCCTTGAGACGGCATAGACGTGTCGATAAGTGAAATCGGTTCTCTTGCCATTATTTACTCACCTTCTTGATTTTTTCCACGGTTCTGAGCCCGCCTAATCCCAACATTCCCATCAAAACAGGCATCATCTGTTCCATGTCCAGTTTGGGCAGCTCAACCAAGTACCCGGTCTGGGCCATCACAAAAGAAGCCAGCGGAAAAATCAGGAAGTTAAAACACATCGCTAGGCCGCATGACCAGCCGATGAAGGGCCGCCAGCCGGCCACGAAGACAGAACGGTGGCTCGCCTCTGCCTTGTTGATGTCAAGTTGAGCAAGGTCAATTTTAGCGAGATGCGCGGTCAGTTGCGCTTCAATCTCGCGCTCTGCTTTAGCTTTGGCTTCCTTGTCTTCCGGCAGAAACCGTCCGATGACATCCGTCACCGCAGGAAGAATACTTGGAAGCAACGCCTGTATCATTTTTTAAAAGCCAAAAGCAGAAGAACGCCGAGCATAACTACGATCAGCATTTCTCCGGATGAAAAAACAAAGCTTGTAACAGGAGGCATCTCCACACCTCATTTCCCTTTAGCCATGTACGCGGTCATTCCCATGTACGCACCAACAACTCCTGCTTGGCCTATGTAGAAAAGCCCAAACAAATCGGACAAAGCCTTAATTCTTGCGTCCGGAAAAATAGGCAAAAACACGGCGGTAGTGAAAAATAGCATAGAAATCATCGCTACCCAAGCCATTCTGCGCTGGGCATCTGCTTTCTCGTGTTTGTCAAGTGCGTCTGCGGCGGCTAGCTCTGCATCCGACACGATTCCGTCTCCGTCAATATCAAGCGCGTTTTTGATGCTGTCTTTCTGTAGCTTCTTTTGAACCATTTCACTTCCTCAACAAAGGATTATCTAATGCCCGCTGTAATTTTTTGTCCTGACTTTTCTCAAATGCGTCTAATTTAGCGTCCACACCATTGATTTTGTTGTCAAATCGGGAAGAGGCGGAGGATATGATGCTTCTAATCACTGATTCCGCTTGACGCATTGCCGCTCTTGTCTCAGCATCAAGGGTTCGCGACCGTTTCTCCACAGCAGACATGCCCTCGTACAGTTTTGTCGCGTCGTCACGCACATCTTGGCGCGTATCGCGCACAATTTCCTGTATCTCTTGGCTTCGAGCCCTCAAAGCGTCCATTTTTTCTTCTAAAACGGTCAGTTTCTTGTCGAAACCGCTCAAATCGGGTGCAGAATAGGACGTAATCTTCTCTTTCATGTCCATGTAGTCTTTGTAGACCTCAAAAGCACCGTATAAGCCACCAACTAACGTCGATAACGCCAAAAATACGGCGACCATCTTGCCGCCTTTAAATTTTACGCCTGCAAATTCAATCTCAGCCATCTATTTTCTCCACTCAAGCCCCAGGAACGCTTCGTGAGCCGCGTTGGAAGCGCCGAATACCTGATAGTCCTGAAGTGGATTAGACAAACTACGGTTATCCGTCAGAGACTCTTTGGGAAAAAACCCCCGCACATCCTGAATGCTGGGGCCACGTTCTATTTTTGCTCCGAGAAGATTCATAACGACGAGCGTCGTAGTCTGAGACGCCGCATTGTATCGCTGACTTGGCGCAATCTTCTTTACAACCTTCTGGGCAGCGGCGTTTA